AAAGTCGTCAATCACATTCGATGTATCGCTTACCCTTACATCTATCCTTTGGGGGATATTCTATTTCTCATTTCACATTTAACGCAGATTAATAACAATTAAAAAGAAACTTATGGAAACGACACAAGTAGCAACACAAAGTACAGGCTTATCACAATTGAGCCAAAAAGTAAGAGGTTTTAATGACAACCTTTCAAAGTACGAAAATACCGTAGCATCATTGCTAGGTGAAAAATACGGAATGTCCGCAAAGGAGTTTACCGTCTCAGTAATGAACGCTGTAAAGAAACAGCCTAAACTTTTGGACTGCGACCCAAAGACTTTATTCGGGGCAATCCTGTTAAGTGCGGAACTGGGTCTAAAGCCAAACACACCTGAGGGGTTTGCGTACATCATTCCTTATGGCAAAGAGGCTCAATTTCAGATAGGCTACAAGGGTCTTATTGAGATTGCCTACCGTTCACCAATGGTTAAAGCCATTAAGGGCATTACGGTGTATGAAAATGAGTTTTATCAGGAGCATGAAGATAATACTTATAGCCACATCGCTTATACCGGCATGGACTTGAATATCATGCAACTGAAACAAGCCCGTGAAAACTTTTTGCGCAAAACCATGAAGATGGATGAAAGCGAAATACAAAAGAACATGACCGCCTACGGTGAAAAACTGAAAAACGGGAAAGGTGAGTACGTACTTGCCTATGCAGTTTGCTATGTTGAAGGGCTTGAATTACCAATATGGACAAGTGTAACCCGTGACGTACTCGATAAAATACAGAAACTAAGTAAGTCAAACGGATCATTTTCCCCTTACAATAATGGTACGGACGTTCACAACAGTATGCAGTTTAAGGCGGCTATCAAAAAGCTATTCAAATTCCTGCCAAAACAAGCCTTACAGGAAGTCGCTAAGGCAATTGATGTAGATGATAAAATGATGGCAGGGAGCGTAGCTGTAATGACGGAGGATGGAGTTGTAGAAATCATCGAGGACGTAACAGACGACCAGCGGGAAACTATCGAGCGTCTGTTTATGAATTGCACCTATGACGATAAGCAAATGAGCATTATTAAGTTCAAAATCAACAATGGCATGACCAAAGGAGAGGCGGACGAAGTAATATCAAACCTCCGCATGAATCAGGGCGACACTCCGAATCAAAACGCTACGGACGCAAAGAATAATGTAGCTAAGGCAATCAACTAATCTCACCTCAAAACCAAAACAATGATTAACATTTCAATTGACCTTTCAAAGATTGACAAGACCAGAATTAAAGAGGGTAAGAACGGAGCAAAGTATTTCAACCTGACCGTTGATGAAAAGCGGGAACCTGACCAATTCGGGAATACGCATACGGTTTATCAGACACCGACAAAAGAAGAACGGGAAGCCAAAAAAGATAAGGTATACTTAGGCAGCGGAAAGGAGTTTAAGTTTAATAACAGCACTCCAACACAACCCGCACCGAGCTACAACACCCCTGCAAGTTCTCAACCCGAAACTATTGATGACGGGATGCCATTTTAACCTAACCCCAATTTTTAACATAAAAAGGAAAGAGTATGAATACCATAACAGACATTCTATTTGAAGAAGGAAACGGATAAAAACTTTCGTTTTGTGTGTAACCTATAAACCCCATCATTTAAACTTAAAAACGAGATTATGCCTTGTGACTACAAAATATATCCTAAGAATTGGAAAACAGAAATAGTACCTGCGATACTAAAAAGGGCGGGAGAAATAAAAGGGTGCGGGGTTATTTTGGTAGAAGCTAAATGCGAGTTCTGCGATATAGAAAATCACTCCCTTACTAATAATAACAAAAGGGTTGTATTGACTATCGCCCACCTTGACCATGACGCAACAAATCACAATGTTAGTTACGACCGACTGAAAGCCCTTTGCCAAAAATGCCACAACAACTACGACAAGGATAACAGGGCTAAAAACAGAGCAAGTAAGTTGAAAGTCAAAAAAGGATTGCAGGAACTATTTTAAATCTACTACAATGCAAAAGAAATCATTTATCCCGCCAGCATCGAGTTTAGAAGCCTTTAAAGGAATCAAAGAGCGCAAAGTGAGGGTAACACATGCTACCATAATCGAACAGGCTCTAAGGCGGTTCAAAAAGGGCAACTACGTTCAAATAGCGGGGTTCTGTGGATTGACACCTTCGCAAGTTGAAAAGAGATTATCCGAAATGGAGGCTAAAGGAATTATCCGAAAGTCGGGAACGAGAACCCAAACATCATTAACTGACAAGGGCGAAGTTTACGAGATAGTCGAATCCCCCGTCGAAACCCCAACCATCACAAAACAACAAACACTTTTTGCAGCATAACAACCACCTAACCACCCGAAAGGGATAAAAAATAAAAGGATGAAAAACATAGAAATACAAGGCAATTGCGGGATAAAGTGCGACAACCCAAAATGTGGTTATGTTAACAGAGAAACACCAGATGAAAATATAGCCGATTGGCTTGGCGTTCCTTGTCCCGATTGTGGTGAAAACCTTTTAACGCAAGAGGATTTAGATAGTTCAATAGCATTGCGGAAATCTATTGATTTTATCAACTCTTTAAGTCCTGAGCAATTAGAGGCACTCACGCAAACGATGGGTATTGACCCGAAAGATTGGGAAAACATCAGCAACGAAGCTACGGTTGATGTTCACAACGGAATAAAGTTTGAATTTAAAGAAAAAGCATAACCAACCCACCCACGGATAATTAAAAGTAAAAATTAAAGGTATGGAATACCCGAAATCAGAAGTTTACCTGCAAGACTGCATGGAAGGAATGAAGCGATACCCCGACAAGTATTTCGACTTGGCTATTGTTGACCCGCCTTATGGAATAAAGCAGGACGGCAAAAGCAACCATTCTAGAAAAGGAAAAGCAAAAGCCACCCAATATGCCGCTAAAGAATGGGATAGATATAAGCCTGACAGCAGCTACTTTAAGGAGCTGTTTAGGGTTTCTAAAAATCAAATCATTTGGGGTGGCAATTACTTTGTTGAACATTTGCCAAGCTCAATGTGTTGGATATTTTGGGATAAACAGATAGGCGCTTCTTTTAGTGATGGAGAATTTGCATTTACTAGTTTTAACACAAGGGCAAGAAAATTTATATATACATGGAATGGGTTTAGGCAGGGAGAAAACTGCCAAAGTATCGAACCGAGAATACACCCCACACAAAAGCCAGTAGCCCTATATAAATGGCTTTTAGAGAACTACGCCACAACAGGCAATAAAATCCTCGACACTCACATGGGTTCTCAATCATCCCGCATAGCAGCCTATAAAATGGGTTTTAATTACACGGGTTTTGAACTTGATGCAGATTACTTCAAAGCAGGCTGTCAACGGTTTGAACTGGAGATACAGAAACAGGAATTGTTTACACCGAAACAAATTAACCCATTGAACGGAGATTTATTCGCTGCATAACAAAAAGCCGACTCGGACGGGAATCCAAAATCGGCTAAATATCATCTGTTTGACTTTCACGGTGAACAGATAAAAAACTAAAACTATGCTACTATTCAATATTCCAGTAAAGGAAAAGAGTTACCCCGAATCAATACCATTTAGCGACATGGGCTTTTACGCTCTTGCTGCATGGCATGACTTCTATCGCAGGATGGGTAAAACGGAACGCTGCATTGAAATACAGGGTTGGGTAAAGAAGTTGCCAGTCCTGCATAGAATCGAAATTAAGAAGCTGAATTATTATCAGGAAGTAAAGGAGTAGAGTAAAAAAATAAAGCCGACCCTGCAAGGTCAGCTAAGAATATCTGTTAGGTTTTTCATGGCAATAACAAATACAATAGTATGCATACAAACGACATGCCAAAGTATAGGCATAAAAATATAGTTAACATTTTTTTGAGATTACGGATAGTTTTTCTTAACTTTACGTCGCAACGTAACCGTATATCTCATGGGATTTTTCAATCCATATTATTACTATTTAACGATAGAAGCAGGCACGGGTTTAGTCCCAGAGAGGTTACGTTGCAGTTTCCCCTTGTTGCCTGCTTCGCCATTTTTATTCCTTTCCGTAACCTCAAAACTGCAACAATATGGAATCAGTAACAATCAAAAACCATCCAGCTCAGGAGTTTGTATTTATAGAAAATGAATGGAAATCGCCTGATGATTTAGGGAATAGTTGCGCTAACCCTCCAAGTGTACCCGGGGTATATTTTATAGCGACTGGCAAATACAACCCCCAAGATGGTAAAGCATACTGGCATATATTATATGTAGGTAGTTCAAAAAACCTTCGTAAAAGATATAATACTCACGAAGTTTTATCAGAAATAAGAACTACGTGTTTGCGCAAAGGAATTAAACCTTATTTCTGGTTTCGGCCGGAATCTAATTTTCTTAAAAGGGAAATTGAGTTAATAAAAGACATATTACCTCCTTATAACACACAACATAAAAAACAAACCCTATAATTATGGCACTTACTCAATACGAGTTATCACGTAGTTTTTGGGACTTCGCTTTTGAGAATCCCGACTTAGTAAAACCAACGCATATATCTATTTTCTTTTTTGCTATCGAGCATTGTAACAGGCTCGGATGGAAGGATAAATTCGGGCTACCTACGTCTATGGTTATTGAGGCAATAGGTATTAATTCTTACAATACTTTCAGACCACATTTTGACAATTTAGTAAAATGGGGATTTATAAAAGTTATAGAATCTTCTAAAAATCAGTACTCAAGTAATATAGTTGCCCTATCAACCGGGGTGTCAAAATCTAACAAAGCACTTGATAAAGCACTGATAAAGCACTCATCAAAGCACTTGCAAAGCACTTGTGAAAGCATCGGTAGTATAGATAAACCAATAACAATAAACAAAGAACCAATTTATACACCCGAACAAACAGAAAGGTTTTCCTTTTTCAATTTATGGATAATGGCAAATGCTAAAAGGGTATCGGAAATGAAGGAGCCTTTTACTATCGATCAGTTTATAAAATTGAAAGAGGATTTTACAAATGAGCAAATACAGGATTACCTAACAAGGATGCATAATCACTCTAAGTTAAAAAATAACATCAGCGCATACTTAACTTTTAGAAAGTGGACCGCTAAAGACGGAGTTAATAAACCCGCATCACAACCGAAAAAATCAGTAGTAATATGATTTCTCAATATTCCATAGAACAAGTAAAGGCGGCTGCGAATGTGGTTGAGGTGGTAGGCCGATACGTTACCTTAAAAAAGGACGGGGTAAATGTGGTTGGCTTATGTCCGTTCCACAATGAAAAATCCCCATCCTTTAAAGTGTCGGCAACTAAAAATATTTACAAATGTTTCGGCTGCGGCAAATCAGGTGACAGTATAGATTTTATTCAGCAGAACCAAAATAAGAACTACATAGAGGCAATTACAATTATTGCAGGTTTTTATAACATAACACTTGAAGAAGAAGTAACGACAGTTGCCAGGGTATTTACAAAGCCAGTTTTTAAACCCGGGGACATAGGTACAAAGTTTCTGAATTGGTTTGCCAATAGGGGTATAAGCCCCAATACGCTGAATGAGTTAAAAGTTACTCAGGTTATGGAGTGGATGCCAAAAGCTAAGGCGGAAACGGAAACTATTTGCTTTAACTATTTCAGAAATGACGAATTAGTAAACGTAAAGTACCGGGCGGATAATAAGGATTTCAAACTTTCCAAAGATGCCGAATTGGTCTTTTACAACATCGACAGCATCAAGGATAAGGATTATGTCGTGATTACGGAGGGAGAAATTGATTGCTTATCGGTGTATCAATCAGGGATTAAATCGGTTATTTCCGTACCAAATGGAGCTGCAAAGGGCAATCAGAAGCTAGATTATCTAAATAATTGTTGGGATGCGTTTGAAAATGTGAAAAATATTGTCCTAATGGTGGATAATGACGAACCGGGGATGATGCTCCGGGAGGAACTAGGTAGGCGATTTGGTTTTGACCGATGCTTAAAGGTTGAATACCCGGAAGATTGTAAGGACGCAAACGATATATTAGTAAAATTTGGGGCGGTAGTACTGCTGGATACTATCAAAAACGCAGTAGAATTTCCGATAGAGGGTATTCACTCCATGACGGAAATGTACGAAGATGTTAAAAACTACTACGATAACGGATACCCGAGGGGAATAAAAGTAGGGATACCAAACTTTGACGACCATCTTTCGTTTATGCTCGGGCAGTTTACGACAGTTACGGGAATCCCCGGAAGTGGTAAAAGTGAATTTATTGATTACCTGATGACTGAGGCAGGTAAAAATCATGGGTGGTCCTTTGCGGTATGTTCTTTTGAAAATCAACCATCGAGCTTGCATGTTACTAAGATAATGGAAAAGTATGTAGGTAAATCATTCAAAAAGACATTTGACGATAAGGACCGTATTTCCCGGGTGGAGTTTGACGACGCAGTAAATTTCGTAAACGATCATTTTTACTTTATCAATATCAACAAGGTTGAGGCAACACTTGACGGGATATTACAGAAGACAAAAGAATTAGTATTGCGTAAAGGGGTAAAGGCTCTATTACTGGACCCGTGGAACTACGTAGAGCATAAAAGCCAAAAAGGACAGACGGAAACGCAGTATGTAAGTGAATGTCTTACAAAAATAAAGGCATTTGCATTAACGCATCAGGTCCACATATTTTTAGTGGCTCACCCTTTAAAGATGCCAAAGGTTGCAGGGAAATACGAAGTACCTACACTTTACAATATATCCGGCAGCGCACACTTTTTCAATAAAACAGACAACGGGATAACGGTCTACCGGGATTATGAGTTAAAAACGGTTGATGTTCACATTCAGAAGGTCCGTTATAGTTGGCTCGGGACCGTGGGTTATGTTTCCTTTACTTACGACCTAGAGAGAAGACAATACAGACCGGTTGGCGAAATGAAAGATTTGACTGTACCCGATAATCCAATGACCGGGATAAAACCAAACTACGCAATAAGTTCACAGGAAAGAAAAGACACGCTACCATTCTAAACCCCCTCCCGTAAACTATGGGTAAATAAGAAAATTGCATAACAGTTAAAACAAAAAAATTATGAGAATTTACATTTCAGGACAAATCACAGGATTAGAAATCAAGACAGCCGAAACCTATTTTGAAATGGTTGAGCAAGAGTTAACCAAAGCGGGACACATAGCATTGAACCCGATGAAGTTAGTGCCGTATCACCCCGACCATACATGGCATCATTACATGGCTGAGGATTTGAAAGCCTTGTTGTATTGCGATGCAATCTTTATGCTCGAAAACTGGACAAATAGTAAAGGTGCAAAGATTGAACATGATGTTGCTAAAGGTCTTGGGTTGCCTATATACTATTCCAAAAATCACAACTTTTTTTAATTGCATAACCTCAACGTAACTAAAAGAGAAAGAGTATGAAAACTAAAAAAGGAGAAACTTGCCCCTTGTGTGACGGCGGCAAAGTAATATGGGGTACTTGTTGTAGTGGCAGAGAGTGCGGATGTTATGGGTTGCCCGTTACTACAGATTGTTATCAGTGCAAACATACAGGTGTATTGCAAGGTGATATTGAGGAGGATGAAGTATCTGCTTTGCAAGAAGATATAAAATGGCAGGAAGATACTCAAAAATGGATGGAAGAAACATACCCTGATTATTTTAAACAGCAATAACCATGACAGCCCACAAAAACTACTCCCCCAACCAGCAACGGCTCAAAGCTGACACGAAGCCGATGGTTATTAAAGCGAATGATATAGGAACGAAGCGGGTCAGGATAGACAGTAAAACCGAAATGATAATTCCCATTGACAAGGACGAGCAGGACGCAATAAACGAATGGTATGAGAAGCATAATAAGATTCACTCACGGTATAAACATAAAAAGTCAGCGTAAAAAAGAGAGATATGAATTGGGATGCTTTGGATTATTACAGAAATATGCCCGAAGAAGATAAGCCGCTTTATAACGGTATGACGATTGAGCAGATAGAAAACAATATTCATAAAAGCATGTCGAATATCCACAAAAAAGAATATTTAGATAATTGTAGGCAGGTAATCACAAATCAAATGACGGGGTATAATTTAAACCAAATAGATAGTATAAAGAACTACAATTTTGATTTAACAATGTATTATCTCGTATTGGCGGGAGAGTATAGTAAGTAAATAACATTTAACCACATTAAACAAATAGCATGAAAAAGTACATAGTATCATTATGGAGAATGATAACCGCCGATAAGTGGGTAGTTGTAACTATAAAAAATAAAGTGGAGGCTGAATTTACAAGCAGTAAGATAAGTACAATAGATTGTTTGATGTTGTCGCATGAATTTAACGAAATGTCGCAAGAGGTAGACCAACAAGCAGCATTGGTAGATATGTTTAAGAATAACTAACTCCCCACCATGACCCCACCCGAAAAACTAATAAATGACCTGATTAAAGAAGATTCAGAAGTGACAATAGGTGACTATCTGAAACTTTTGGATGAATTGGAATTGATAAAGATAACGACATTTTTAACCGAAGCCGAAGAAGAATATTTTGAGGCGATAAAAATACATGCAGCATGACAGACACGCAAACCAAATACTTCGTTACATCGCTAAGGCGTGTTTTATACCTGTCCAAAATATACCTGTACGAAGTAGATACGTTGAAGACCTGCAAGGTTACGCCGTTCTTTATGAAAGATGGTTGCAAGCGTATCGAGAATGCCGTAAAAGCTATGATTAACGATGTGATGTGCAAAGGTTCACCCGAAACATGGGAGCAGGTTAAAGCAGACCTTAATAACGATCAGCTGCATGACATTTCACTTTTGCTCGAATGGGCATCAGGTGTAAAAAATATAGGTGAAGTTTTAGAAGCATTAAAAAGTATTGAACCGATAGCAGCATAACCATTTTTAACAATCAAAAAAAGTAAGATGAAAAGATACGATTACATTATAGGGATTGATACGGGGGTGAATACTGGTTATGCTCATTGGTGTTGTAAGACAAAAGAATTTATGCATATCGGTACGCACACTATTCACGAAGTGATGCATTTCGTAAAGGATATTTCCGAGCATTTCAATATCAAAGTCCGTTTTGAGGATGCCCGTCTTCGTAAGTGGTTTGGCAAAGCGGGTAAAGAGCAGCTACAAGGCGCAGGGAGTATCAAAAGGGACGCTAAAATATGGGAGGACTATCTTACCTACCTAAAAATAGATTTCGAGGCTGTACCGCCAAAGAACAACAAAACCAAATTAGATAGTAAGGCGTTCAAGGCTATTACGGGATGGAAGGGTGTAACCAATGTTCACGCTCGTGATGCCGCTATGCTCGTCTTCGGCTTTTAATCCTTCATCGGCGTTAGGTGATGGGGTAAAAGATTACGCCGCTTTATTGCGCACCATAGATTTATACGAAGGGCAATCTTTAGAGGCTAACGCTTTGTTTAGTAGGGGTGATGTTTTTAGGTATTCGTGTATCCAAAAAATTTCCCTTCCCCTATCTTCGCAAACTTCTATTAATGAAATTTCCATTTTAATACCTTTTTCGTGCCAAAATCTCATGTATGTGTAAATTGGTGAATTGGCAGACTTCATATTGCAGTAGTGACCACTCAGTCTATTTTCTATCCTGTCGTAAGTGCTTCCAATATATACCACTTCATTGGTTTGCGGATTGGTTAACTTGTAGATATTGCACATAATAATTGTTTTTCTTAAAGTTAATCATTGTTTATCAACTAAACAAAAGTATTTGTGTACTTTCTAAACATTTTTATTTACATTTGCGGCATGGCTAAAATTGAATGGAAAAGTCAACAAGTATTGGCAACTGAATTAGGTGTATCGGTGCAGGTAATCCACAACTGGATAAAGCGTAATGATAAGCGGATAAAGTATAAAAAGGATGAAAACACAGGTTTAACACTTGTAAGGTCTGTTGAAGTCAAAAAATAGTTTCCTTTGTGGGCTTACGTTTCAGACTATTTTCAAAAATAGTTCTTAATTTATTTGTTTAGTAACTAAACACGGTGTAATATTACATCACAATACGGCACTGACGCAGTATTAAAAGCTCTCAAAATGACACAAGCAACCAACTACACAGAATTAGTTACTTTGGCTAACATCAAATTCCCTCACTACGGAATTACTGAAATCATTACAGGCTACGAAGGTTTTGAAGATGAAAACGAAGTAGCAACTACGAGCACGTACGAATTGCCAACCGAAGTAAGGGAGTGGATAAAAGAACAGGTGACTATTTACAACGGTCTGAGCATATCTGAAAAAGTTCTTTCTTTCGTTTCTGCAAGCGATGTAGAGGTGACTTGTTTAGGCGTTGCAAAGCGTTTCAACATGGAAAGCGGAACAAACCTAATTTTATCACACCTTGCAAAAGCGGGTCTGATTACCGAAAGGATTGAGCGCAACGGAACTCGGAAATTTTCAACTAAACAGACAGATACCCACGTAGTTATTGATGGCGTAGCGAATTATAGCGTACGAGCTATCGATAGTCAATACCCACAACACAAGGTTGTATTTACGGGTAGCGAAACGGGCTGTTGGGCTTACATCAACAAGTGTCACGAATATTGTATGAATAACGAACCAATACAACGCTCGCATACTTACGACAGTCAATTTTAAAGAACCTGTTACCTGAGAGCTTCAGGCGTGGAGCAGAATACGACATCAACTGCACCATTCACTCACCCGCAATGCGGTAAAATAGAAGGATATGAAAAACGTTACATTAGGTTGTATATGTGCAAAGTGCGGCGGTAGTGGAAAAATTGATTGGTCTAATCAAGATGGCGGCGTGTGTTATAAATGTGAAGGTGTTGGGTATATAGGTGAAATGCCAGAAGGGTTTTTAAGGGCTAATAAAGAGGCTAAAGATTTAGCGAGGGCTTTGGTAATGTCTGCACATAATAGCAGAAGGGCTAAAGGTACTTCTATTTGCTATCCAACGTATGAATTTAGCTATGTTACAATAGATGAAATGATTAATAAAGGCATTAGCTTTAAGTTTAAATATTCTGATTTTTGGATGTATATGCCCGACTGCTCAATAAGGTTCGGGTTTGACGCTCGTGATAATTTCGGATATTGCTATGAGATTGTAGTAGGCGGCGAGTTTATTGCTATTAATCCCATAAAGTTTGAATTAACAGCATAACCCCACCCATTGTTAACTTAAAAAGAAAGAAGGATGAAAACGGTAAAAACATTTGAGGAAATAAGCGCATTGCCGCTAAAGACAAAAATATATCTGCCTACTGAAACAAATATTAAGTGGTGGTATTATGCAGGGGTTAACCCGATGGCTAATTTATCAGTAATGCTAATTTCAGCGGGTAGCGTGCAAAAAATAGATGGATTGTATTTAGGGCGTGATAGTGCAGATACCTACTACCTAAACTATGACGAGGCTTGCGCAGCTTTACTCGAAAATGCTAAGTCGAACGTTAGTAAGGTGCAGCGAATATTTATAGACAAGAATCACCAATTTTAGCACCACAGGGCGAGGCATCTGGTCAACCTCGGCACGACTGCATAACATTCATTAACCAAAATAAGTAACATTAACCTGATAGGATATGAAAGCGTTCGTGAGAATTGAAGCCAAAGAGATAATAGACGGTCATGAAATAGAAATTGACATACCGTGTATCCCAAGAATTGGTGAGTACTTTTTCTTGTCTAAGCAAATGGATTCCGACATATCATTTATCATTAAAAGAGATATAGGCAGACTTTGGGCTTATTCGGATTGGTTTTATGGGTTCAGCAGAAATTTTGATTTTGATAGTCCAATAACTAATGATATATTAGAATGCTTTAGCTTGAGCGATGTGATTTTGGTTAAATCTATCACCTATTCGCCCCAATTCAATTACTATCCAATAATCGAGTTATCCGATACCATGAAAGAAAAGGATTAACCACCCCTAAACATTTATTTGGACGGGTGAGGGAGAAAGGTATTGTGAAAGTTCGTATCTTTGGTAGTGATAAATCAAAATACGCCTATCGAAGTAACCTGATTACATATTCCTGCCCGACTCATTAGAGTCTACCAACCGTATGAGGCAGTAGTCAGGGAGTGCCGAGATCAACGCAGATGCTATCTATTCAAGACGGTAGTAATGAAATCAAAATCGAATTAAATATTATTAAACCCCCGACGTTGCCGCTGTTCTCAGCTTAATGCAACTATACAGTATCGCTCACTTACGAGTACTTTCGGGTTTCAGTTTGTCAAGGGGGCTGGGGGTCGGTGAGATGGAGAATCCCACTAACTTTTAGGGCGGCAAAATAAATTTGTTATATTACAACTAATCACTAACTTTGTACCTCCCGTGATGATGCGGGGGAATTTCTCACCTCAATCGAAAATACTATGGCAGCTAAAGGCAATAAAAATGCCGTAGGCAACGAAGGTGGTCGCCCGACTAAATACAAACCTGAGTACAATGATCAAGCCTACAAACTATCCTTATTGGGTCATATTGATTCGGAATTAGCCGAGTTTTTTGAGGTTGATGAATCAACAATAAATAACTGGAAAATTGCATATCCTGAGTTTTTAGAGTCCGTAAAAAGAGGAAAGGCAATCGCTGATGGTGAAATAACAGAAAGTTTATATAAATCCGCAATGGGCTACGAGCATCCCGATACCGATATTCGTGTTTGCAATAACGAAATCATAGAAACCCCAATAATGAAGTATTACCCACCTAATGCAACCTCCTTGATATTTTGGCTAAAGAATAGACAGCCTAAGAAATGGCGAGATAAGCAGGAGGTTGCTCATGAGGGCGGTATGGATATTACTTGGACTGAGAATAAAACATACAAATAGTGTCAGCAGTTTTTATATATGTAATTAAGCATCCGACAACTTTAGAAGTAAAGTATGTTGGTAAAACTATTGACCCGAAGTATAGGTTTAGAAAACACCTGACCGAGCGGAATAAGACTTACAAATGCCAATGGATAAAAGGGATGTTAGCCAAAGGATTGAAGCCTTTATTTGAGGTTATTGAGGAATGTAATTCTGATAATTGGGAAGACAGGGAGCGGCATTTTATAGCGCATTATCGCAGCGTTACCATAACAGGACTTTTGAACATAACAGATGGTGGTGAAAGTGGTTCATCTGTAAAGGGCACTAAAATGCCTCAATATGTTAAGGATAAAATATCCGCATCAAATACAGGTAATGACCGCCCCGACTTGTCAGAATATAATAAAACATCAAAATCTATTCCTGTAAACCAATATGACTTATCAGGAAATCTCATAGCTACGCATCAATCAGCGAGAGCGGCGGCAATATCAATCGGGCGGAATCAAAGACGCATACAAGCCATGTGTAAATATGGCAAGGTTGGAGAGAAAACCATAAACCATGTTGCGGGGTTCGTATTCAAGTACGCAATAGCATCCTGATGGACTTAACCCACAAACAAACAATAGCACTCGATATACTGCAAGACGACAAGACGACCGAATTAATATTTGGTGGTGGTGCTGGTGGTGGCAAGTCTATTCTTGGCGTTTATTGGATTTTAAAGAACTGTTTGAAGTATAAGGGGACAAGGTGGGTAATTGGCAGAAGTAGCCTTAAAACACTAAAGGAAACCACTTTAAACAGCTTTTGGCAAGTGTGTGCTATGCAGGGTGTAAAAGTAGGGGTTCACTTCAAATACAACGACATAAAAAGCCTTGCGACGTTCTCAAACGGTAGCGAAATAATGTTTAAGGACTTGGGCTATTACCCGTCCGACCCGAATTTTGATGAACTTGGTTCGCTTGAAATAACAGGGGCTTTTGTTGACGAGTGCAATCAGATCATAGAAAAGGCATGGTTGGTTCTTAAATCCCGTATCAGGTTCAAACTTGATGAATACGGCATTATTCCCAAAATACTAGGTACTTGCAACCCTTCAAAGAATTGGGTGTACATGCAATACTACTCACCCCATAAAAGACATGAATTACCCGCTTACAAACAGTTTGTGCAGTCACTCATAGACGACAACGATAAAATATCTAAACATTACCGAGATAACCTGCTAACGCTCGATAAAATAAGCAAAGAGCGGCTATTATTTGGTAATTGGGAATACTCGGACGACCCCACTCTATTATGCGATTACGACGCAATAGTTGACCTGTTCACCAATGACCATGTAAAACCAACAGGAATAAAGTATATCAGCGCAGACTTAGCAATGCAGGGGCGTGATAAGTTCATTGCAGGTGCTTGGGATGGCTTGATATGCAAAGTGGCCTTAGACCAGCCAAAAAGCACCGGAAAGAGTATTGAAACTGATTTACGCAGGCTGATGGAGTTGAACGGAGTTGGCAGGAGCAGAACCGTTGTCGATAGTGACGGGATGGGGAATTACCTTGAATCGTATTTGGAGGGGATAAAAGAGTTTCATGGCGGGGCGGCGGCTGTACCTGTTTATTCACTTGTTGATGACGGAGCATATGACGGCAAGAATCCCCCCGCAGAGTATGCTAACATTAAAGCTCAATGCGCCTACAAGCTGGCAGAATTGATAAATAATCGGGCAATCAAGATATTATGTACACCTGAGCAAAAACAAGCCATTATTGAGGAAATAGGCATACTAAAGGCGGATAGTGTGGATAAGGACGAAACAAAGAAGCGGATAATCAAAAAGGAATTGATGAAGGAGTTGTTAGGCCGTTCGCCTGATTATCTCGATATGCTGATTATGCGTATGTACTTTGAGATACAGCATCCCGACCCTGAATGTTACGTAGACAGGGGATAAATAAATATTAGGCATACCAAATAAAATAAATTTGGTGAATCAAATATTATAAGTAATTTTACAACATAACCAGTATGAAGATGTACTGCACCATTAATTTCACAGCGGGTCGAAAATAACATTATGCGCATATCTCTAACAAGGGGTATGCGCTTTCTTTTTGCCAACACTTAACCACATGAACGGACTAGTCACACTTACAGAAAAGCAGAAAGCAGAGTTAGCGAACCATCCTGATTACAATAGCGAGATGGATAAGGTGTTGAAGGAGGTGAAGATTGAGGGAGTTGATACTGATTTGCAGACAAGATTGCTTAACTGCCTGCGAGGTATGCCGTTCCTGAGCGTTGGGGTAAGTATGGCGAACTATGAAACGTTTGTAAAAGAACACCCTAATAAGTGGACTGTTTTGCTATTAAAGAAGGCAACAGAGATAGTATTAGGGCAGTCACCAATGGCAGTTATAGGATATGCCGAAACTGATTTAGACACTTATTTGGTGTACATCAAACCCATCTACACCCTGCACGAGAACTGCGTAAAAGCCCTGCAAGAAGCAAACAACAAAGTAATACAGACATTGTTTTTACGTGAAAAGTTAAAAGGTAAATAAGCAATGACGCTCGACGACCAACAAGCCATAGCAATTATCAAGCATCGCCCTAATGGTGATGCGATAGACATTAAAAGGTCTAAGCATGAGGTGTTAAAGGCTCATGTTACTGGCATTGGTGATGATAAGCTAATTGAGGTCATTCAAGGTTTTGAGCGTAAGCAGTACGGGGATACACGTAAGAAAATGAAAATGTCCAACAAGGATATTATCTACCGTGTCATGCAACCGAGGAATAAAATCTACACGGCTAAAGGTGGTGTTGAAACATACACCATGAAGGATATAAAGCAGGTAGAGGATTTTAAAATATTCATGTCTGATATTCGTGGCACTCAGTCGCTAAAGGACTACATCAAACAGAATATACAGCCGATGTACGACTATGACAGCGAGGGTTTAATATGGCTCGACCTGAATAGCTACGGCTTACCCTACCCTTGTTTTAAGTCTATCATGCAAATCTATGATTATGAGTTGAACGGTCGCAAGCCCGAGTATGTGGCATTTGAACTAAGTAAGAAAGAGATTGCGCAGCTTGCAGTAATGGCAGCGGGTACAGATAACGAACTGCTTAAAGGTTCACTTATTGAGCCGCCAAAGTCTACTAATCAAAAGAAGAAAACTAACAAAGTATTCCGCATCGTCTGCGATAAATACGACAGAATCATATTCAAGGACAATTCAGCGGAGCCGATTATCATATCTCAGATTGATAACCCGTTTTCGTTCATGGGTGTTCCGGGGCTTATTGTGTCAAACATTGTGGGCGCAGGTAGCGACTACGAGGATATTTGCTATGACAGCCCGTTAAGCCCTGCGCTTGATGTGCTTACCCAGGCAATGTTTGGGCGGTCTTTATCAAACATATCATTTGCCCGTACTGCTTACCCTAAAGAATGGATGCAGCGGCAGACCTGCCCGACTTGTAGCGGTACAAAGCTATTGAATGGTGGGACATGCCCCGAGTGCAAAGGTACAGGGGCTTTACCCGCTCAGTTGCATAGCGATGTTCTTATCATCGACTATCGAAATGACCAAAATAAATCTATCCCTACCCCGCCGATGGGCGTTGTCCCCGCTGATGTTGAATCGTTAATAGCGATGCAAGACAGGGCGGATTATTGGGAGGACACTTTCAACTATACAATTTGGGGTGTTACTAAGGTTCAGCCTAGTACATCGCCTAGCCATTCAACAAAGCCAGCAGGTAAGGGTGGCAACGTCAGCAATACAGCATATGAAGCACAGCTAAACGACCAACCAAAGAATGACAAGTTGGTAGATTTCAGCAATTGGTACGCTGAGATACTTAAATGGTACGCTGACGGATGCGGCAAATACCTGTATGAAGATAGCTATATCGACAGCGGTATCATGGGTGGCACTCGGTTTATGATCGAGAGCGCAGACGCTACTTTTGACAGGTTGGTTAAAGCCCGTACAGGTGGAGCGACTAAATCGGAACTTGACAGCCTCACACTTGAATACCTTGAAAATAAGTATCAGAATAACCCGATAGCATACCGCAAATACTACATACTATTCATTGCCGAGCCGTTTTATCATGATGCAACTGCCGATGTTCTTTTATGGGATATACCTACCATTAACAAGATGGAGAAGATATTCTTTGATGAATGGAGCGCAACGCTTGATGATGAATACTTTGCAATGACACCCGATGACGGGTTAGAAGAAAAGGTAAAGAACGACCTGCGTGAATATGTAATGGGTCGTATGCAGGATGACGCAGCGGATGACATATTGTTGTTTACCAATACAGGGCAATTGCTCAACATTGGCGATGAAGCTAAGGTAAAAGACGACCGCATTAAAAGCCCGTCACACTTCGGGCAGACTTACAAAGTATCAACCGTTATCGGTAGCAAGGTATCATTAACCAACAATGACGGCAGTGTAATGATAGGCGGGTATACACTAACTGACCTGATGAAAGTTAATAATTAATCACAATAAAAAACAAGCAACATGGCAAAGATTGAAACATTAACACCACCCGTAAAGGCGGTGAAAAACTTACCGACCGACCATATAGGCGCACCATTACAGCCTTTTTTGGGTACTGGCGAAGGATTGAAGGACTACGAACTGTTTACTATTGATATTGAAATGGCTAACAGGCAATCAACGACACGACAAGGGGTTGAGGGTTATGCTAAGTCCGTTCAGATCGTAAAGTTCAGACAGTCGGGTAAAAACTCTGAGCAAAGTATATTATTCCAAAACAAGCATGTTGGCGGCTGCATCCTTGCATCCCCGGGCATTCCAAACCATTGTACGTGGTGGTTTCCTAAAGGGGCGGTAAAGGCGGGGCAACGCTTCAAAGCTGATTCAGCAATAACAGGCGGTGCGGGTCATGCTACGACCGAAACAAAGGAACTTGTAATCTATACAGACCAACCGATAGACTAATTCATAACTTTTAAAAACAAGCAAAATGATAAAAATAGAATCAATAAAATCAATGCTAAAGGCTTTGAAAGTGTCTGATGAAGATATTGCAAAGCTGACCAAGGAAGGTGAGGAATTGGATTTTACCATACCCAAAGACCTGCATATTCTGAGCGATACAGAATTGCAGGATACAAAGACCCGTGTAAAGACAGGCCACGAACAGGCATACCCTGAGATACTCGGCAAGGAACTAAATACAAAATATGAACTCGGCTTGTCTTCATCCGACGCTAAGGACTACGACAAGCTAATTGCAGCGGTACAGAAAAAAGCTATCGAGAACGCAAAACTGCCGATTGATGAAAAGGTGAAAGGTTTGGAAGCCAGCCTTAAAAAGCTACAAGACGAAGTGATCCCGGCAAAGGATAAAGAGGTGCAGGAATGGCAAGGTAAGTACAAAGAGCGTGAAACGTTCGACAAATACGCTTCTGTCATCCCCGAAACGGCTAACAAGTACCTGACAAAAGAGGAGCATGTAAACAGGGTAAAACGTGAGGTTACAATGGGCGATAATGGCGAGGCTATCAATCCCGCAACAGGCCAGCCGTACAAGGATAATTTGGAAAAGACTATCCTATTTGCCGACAAGGTAAAAGACCTGTACGCCACTAAGGAAAACTGGTCGCAACCAGCCGAAGCGCAAAAGAACGCCTTTAGTCACAGCACGAGCAAGGCAAGCGTAAGCGGCACAAATCGCAGCAATTTCGACCAAGACAAGGCAATAGCAGCAGCAAGAGAGAAATATGACTTTAGCGACCCTAACCAGCGTAGGCAAGCAATGGCGGAAGTTACGACCGCTCAGATAAACGCTGCAAAGGTGGCATAAAAACTGTGTGTTTGATTTTTCATGGGTAAGTGACGGGGCTATTCTTAGCCCTGTTTTTTGTTTTACGCTACCATTGGGCGAACATGCGGAATCTTTATTTTCATGTCGCATAATCTCATTATGGCAGAATGTTTATCTAATTCATGAACTATTTTTACATACTGCTTTATTTGCTTATTGTGCAAATCCTGTATTTGCTTCATAGGGATTGAAGTGTGTTTTTGCAATTCCATAATCTCTATGTCTATATGCGCATACCTGTCTTTCATCTTAGCATTTTTCTCTAACAAACCGTCGTACATCGCTTTAAGGTGAACATATTTTTCAAGCAAATCATAGTACAAATCAGTTGTAATTTCCTTTACCATTTCTTCGGTGTACATGGGCTAAATTTTAGGGAATAAAGATACGGATAAAGGCTCAACTAAGAAATATTATTAGGGGAGCAAAAATATTTTTGTTTATTTCAAAATACATTCCGTAATTTTACGGAGTAAACAGCAAAGCATCCTTCTGTTTGCCTTTCTCTTCCGAGGTTGTACCTCAAAGATTCTAAAGCGGGTTGTACCCATATGCGCGAGGTTGTACCTCACCAAACAACTTCTTACAACTCCAAATTTTTCCAAATGTCATTAGCAAATTATGCGGATTCCGCCCTCTTTGGGTATCAGGGTCGTGTACGTGCAGGGTTAGCAGCCAACGAAGTACGTGAACTTGATACTATGGTGCTGCAATATGCACTAGACAATACTCAGTTCTTCGAGAGTATCATGAACGTGAACGATATAAAAAAATCAGTTCAACGCCCCGTGTATGGCTACCAGTTCAACCGTATCACAACAGCTAACGGCACAGGTATGACCACGCAGCCAACAGGTACACTCGGCAGCTCCGTACAGGTTCCGCTTACCTTCGTAACATTCACTCAGAACTTCGCTACATACAACGTTTCAGGACTTGATAACGTTATGCAGTTCGGTGAAATCTTTGACAATCAGGCTAAGCAGGCTATGCGTCAGATTCGTACAGGTATCCGTGAATGGATGACCAATAACCTGTACACCAACCGTACAACTGTATTGCCATCGCTCAATAGTAATATCAAGGGCGCAAACTTCAACAGCACGAACCATTGCTTTGAAATCGCAGGGTCTACGCCATATGCAAATATGTCAAGCGTAATGCGTCAGTCGGGCTATGGCTCAACTACTTTCGATGCGCTTTTTGACCCTACCCTTTACTTAGGATGGGAATACTCAACAGCGCAGGGGGTATCAAACGCTACAAACCTCGCTTACCAGTTCGCTAAAAAGCCAACTATGCCGGGTGCTGGTTACTTTGATAACGTATGGGAAGACTTAAACCTCGGAACTAACGTAGCTATTGAAGCTGATTACACCCTCGGAACTGCATTAGTTATGCCAAAGAACGCCTTTGCCTTTGTTCCGTGGATGCCAGCTAACTACTATGCTCCGGGCTTCTCTAAATCATTCGACCAGTATGTCGGTGGTTACGGAACTATCGGTGACGATAAGTATGATGGCCTCGAATATCAGATATTCGGATGGAACAACCAAAGCGACACATCGGGTTCTTACGGTTACGCTCAGTCACAAACTCAGAACTGGCAGATAGGCTTTACCGCTGCATTTGTTACTTCTCAATTGAGCAATGCGGGTGAAACTCCTATTTACCAATTTGCGCTTGTGCCTTAATCTTTAACCTTTTAAAACGATAAAAATAATATGAAACAGATAATCATTTTAATAGCGTTAATCCTGGCTACAACATTAGCAGCAGACGCACAGGTAAGGGGAACTTACGGGACATACCAACCGTTCGGTACATCGACCATGTCAATATGGAAGTACACAAACGGGGTTCCCGTAGCGGTGGCGGCTGGCAAACTCGATACGCTCACAAACGTTGATACAGGTCTTGTAAGGACTTCGTTTCAGAGTAACATGGGCTTTATATTCGACTTTGCAGTTACTAAAATATCAGGAACGGTAGCAGGGACAGCACTATTGCAGGGTAGCTTGGACAACAGCACATGGCAGACGCTTACAGGAGCAACCGCAGTATGTGCAGGTTGTCAGGGAGCATCAGCAACGATTACGAATACAGCAGGAACTAAGCATTATACTTGGATAGTTCCTGCCAACTCAACATCGTACCCTTATTATCAGGTACAGGCTATTACTTCGGGTACATGCACAGCGTCTTACACAGGTTCAGCGTCTTACAAATACTAATCAGGTGGTAAATACTAATGGTTTTGATTATGATAAAGTTTACAATGCCCTAAAGAATCGGGTGTTGTGGAAATCTCAAGGTACTGCGAGCGAAAGCAATCGGTACTTTGAGAACTTCCATCCTTTATGTGACACGACCATATTAGATAGTATTCGACCATCAGATGACGGCAGGACATTAGCGGAATACTTAGCGGATGAACAAAGTTCGGTAGTCATGGAGTGCTTAAATGCAGTATTTAACGCACCTCAGATTATTGACCATACGAAGCTTGTTTTTTGGCGTGGAGACCAGATTCTATATCCGCAGCCTGTACCCAACCAAAACCAGTTTGTAGGGTTGAAGGTGCTAATGGGAAAAGGCGACCACGCCATAAAAATCAGTTCCATCGAATTGTTCTTTGATAGCGACGTGACGTTCACTATGTACTACTACAATGACATGACGTTGCCGCCTATTTACTCAAAAGAGGTGAGTGCACAGGCGTACAATCAGGTTATTGTGGATACATCAGACGATATAATTCTAAACTATCTGACACCATCCACTAATAAGGGCGGTATTGTGTATATAGGGTATTATCAGGCTGACCTAGGAAGCGCACGAGCTTTGTATTATCCAATAAGCAATTCACAGTTTCACACCTGCTGGATATGGGCGTACAGCGCACCAGTAATAGCCGTTGATCCGCAGGGTAACAGGAACTTTCAGCGCAACAACATAGGTTCAAATAACCTGACTTATGGATTAAATTTTGAGGTTTCTGCTTATACCGATGCAACAAATGCCATAGTCCAAAATAAAGGGTTGCTTGATGAGCTTATAGGAAATGCGATGGCGGTTCGCAATGTAACGAGCATCGTTTATTCTTACCGCACAGGTAGCGTTCAGCGCAATACTCAGTACAGCGGAAAGATTGATGAACTATACAAGGAACTGAACGGATTTAAGACTGATGGCGACCAAAGCCCGTACATAATGGGACTGAAAGATAAAATGAATCGGTCTATTAAAACCGTAAAGGATGGATTTCAGAAACAGGACGGGAATACAGTAGGAGTATCATAACCACCGTAAATGCCAAACATCACTTTACCAAATCCTTATGGAATAGACTACTATATACAGACTTTGCAAAGAAGATGGTATGATAGAGCATGTGCATTATGGGGCGTAGGTGATGACAATTACAACAACTTCGGCAGGGTATATAGAAATACAGCACCCGAAGGAGATAGCGGCAAATACAATGGCTATTACCCAGAGTTTTACAATCCTGCGAAACGGGCGTATGTAGCGGGGAATAATAAGAGTAACGGAGGCGGGATGTTCTTTGAGGATACGTTGGCGGCTATGTCTTACTTCTTTTTGGATGATTCGGTAAACAGGCAGAATAACGGGGACGACTTAGCAAACTTGCAATGGTTGTTCTTTGTTGACCTGAGCAAAATTACTCCGGGCGGAATAAGTCAAACAGATGCGGCAGGTCAGCGGTTAGACGACATCGCAATAAACGATGTTCAATCTTTCTTATTGTCAAATAATTGCGGCTTTTCAGTTACTAAGATTTACCGCAGGGTTGATAAAGTGCTTGAAAGTTTCTCAGGAGCGGCAAAGCGTGACAGCCTAAACGACGACATGCACCCCCGCTTATGTTTCCGTATCGACCTTAAAATACCATACAACTACCTACTAAACACCCCAAACAACAGCATACCAAATATACCTGTAATGGATTGGAAAACGATAGTACTGTTTATTAAAACTTCACCCGACCCGACAAAGTTAATTCCAGTTGGTAACGGTCGTTTCATTCAGCAGGAATACGCAGTAGGCAACACGCTGACACCTAAAAAAATTGGTGACGGCAACGGTTACTTAGCAGGGCGTGAAGTTCAATATCCATTCGCTTATAATAATCAGATTCAGACCGTACCAGTTTACGACACGGTTCGGGGAATTTGGGACAGGTCAGCAGACGCAGTATCGCCTTCATTCGGTTTTATGGATGGTGATTTTGTAGCAATAACTTTTAAAGACACAATGTAACAACTTTTCTAACTTTTAAATTCAACAACAATGAGTGCAGGTACTAACGTAAATCTAAACACGGTAGGCATATACGGGAACACGGGGCGAATCCCTGCCGTTAACCTCGGAATAATCAGCGCGGTTGTGTTGGTGCCAGCAGGTACAACAATCCCCGCTTCTGCAATGGTAAGTCAAGCGGCTTTCCAAACATATATTGCAGGTAAATTCATAAATGATACCCGCTCAAGCAGGTGGTTCGCTTTCACCTCTTTGGATAAGTTCACGGACGAAACAAAGAAGACCGCAAGCGAGGACACAGGCCGCTACCAGTTGGATGTTTTCAGCTTTCCTTCTAAGTTCTCATTTCGTTACATGCAGGGTATAGGAAACTTTGTTGAGGCTACTAAGTTTCAGAATTGCCAAGGACAATATGACTACTTCTTTGTAGACACTTCGGGAGTATGGTGGGGAACCGCTGACACAACAGGCGCAGGCGGTCTGTCTTGCTACACTAACCAGCAATTCTACATTCCGAACTGGATGCCACGTACCGTGTCAACAGATGCACAGTTTTTTGTCAACGTGTCTTTGGCTAACCAAACGCAGATAAACGGTAATTTCCGTTACTACGAAGCTAACTCAACACCTGATGCCTTTGTAATGCTGGAAAATGCGATACTGACCGACGTATCTTCTGCGCTCGGAACACCGCTGACCATTACCACAACAACGGACATCGTGTTTACCGTGAAGTACGGGCAGGACAGCAGGGATTTTGTAAAGGACTACCAAGCATCAATAACAAAGGCTTGCTTTATCGCATCCAACCTGACGCTAGGCACAACGCTTACCATCAGTTCCATTACGATGGGGAATATCGTTGTAGCCGGGCAGTCTTACTTTTATGTGTGGGCTATCCTGAGCGCAGCGCCTACGAGCGGTAATGTGGTGCAGATCAAAATGGCGGCTCCATCGGTAGTAAATGGTATCATAACTTCATTGCCAAATGTGGTTTGTGAAATCATAGACCCATCAGCCAACGCAGCGAACGCAGCAGTTCACACATTTGCATAATCCATTCTTTAACGGGTGCAGGGTAATACTTGCACCCTTAATTTCATTTCCATGCCTACATATAGTTTTGATGAAGATTTTATCCGCTCACTCGGTTCTTTGGACGAGGTTAAGAAGTGGAGCAATGGCAGACATGATGAATCTGCATTGATTGAGGTTTGGGATAAGGTGAAGCCAGCCGAACCAGCAAAGACCAAGACCAAGAAACTAAATACTGACGAAGGTCAGGAATGAGATTGCAGAGCAGTGGGTGTTTTGGGTGAAAATATACCCGGGAATTCAACAACGGGGGCCATAGTGTCGCCACCAACAGCAAAACCATTTTCATCTATTATATAACCGTATACAGGCTCAGATTGTCCTTCGATACGAATAAACATTGGGTAAAAATACTTGCTGATTAAAGCGTCTAAATCGGATTCCTCCATATCATCGTGACTAATATAACCTATATATTCCATACTCAAATGTACAATTTTTAACTGAATGCCCTACGCCTACGAAGTCCGAGAACGATTTGAAAATGTCTTATCTCAGATAACGGATATTGCGGGTCAGGTCATGTTAGAACACAAAGACGAAATAGTACCGCTGATAATCTTGCAGCAGTACGACGAACATATTGATAGTGCAGGCAATCCACTACGACCTTATTCAACTCCGTACCGTAAGCATAAAGAACTAAGCGGCAAGTCAGGACAAACAGACTTTGACGAAACGGGAGAATTTCACGCTGAAATGAATCTATCGGTCAATGAATCGGAATACACATTTAACAGCCCTGCGAGAACGGATAAGGGCGAATTGAAATCGGAGTGGTTGGAAGAATGGAACGGAAGCCCTGTAATGGATTTAACCCCCGAGAACGAAGCTAAGATTTACCCGATTATTCAGGATGATTTTGTGACGAGGTTGAGTGAAGTGGTTGGGTTGGATTAGGGGACGCCATGCCGTAAGAATCTTTCTTTGGGTTCTCGTTTCTGATGATTGACCTTAATATATTGTCGGGGACACAGAAAGAAAGTAGTTCGCATAGCTTTTTAATATCCCCTCCCGCTTCTAAGTAAAAGCAAATCTCACTTCTTAATTCAAAGTCCATACCCCAAATATACAAAATGTCTGATAAACGCAAACTCATTTATGTAGTCATTACGCTTATAGCCCTTTTGGCTGCAAGTGCTTTTTTTTGGTTACATTTTAACCATTGGTATCTAAAGGTTGCCCCGATTGCGGTTTTTGCCCTTATTGAACTAGGTGCAAGGCTGCGTAAAGCTATTATCGAGATACATAACCAACCCGACATCGACCAAGAACCCGAGGCGGTTGAACCGTCCGACCTGATAACTTCCATTTCTACCCTACTACTCAAAGACTTCATAACCGTTTGCGTTGACAATGATTTATCCGTTTTGGGTAGAGGTACAGACAAGCAACGGCAAAACGCTTTTGAGGGTATAATAAGCCAGTATTACGAGGTAAGGAAAGATGAGGGGATAATTACCTACTTAAAACTAATGAGGCAAAAAGGCGTATTAGAATTGCGTAAGGTAGTTGTTGAAATTAATGCAGACATTCTCAAAGACCGTTACAGCATTGAGGCGGCAAAACATTTACATAGGCTATACTCAATATATCCGTTTACCAAAGAAACCTATTTGAAAGATTTGGAAATGGTCGGTAAGTCCGAGATAAGGAACGGTATAGAATTAGACCGCATCGAAAAGCAATTAGCGGCAAGGGCAGAAAAAGAGGGAAGCGATACGACTATGACCCCATTGCAAAAAAGAGCCTCATTTGAGTTTAAAATTGCCGAGATAGAGAAATTGGAGGGCGTGGGTAAGGACTTGTATAATAAACCGCTTATGTCCTATGCTATCTATGAGAACAGGCTACAAGCGGAATACGAACACAGACAAAAACAGTTGAAAAATGGCAGGTAATATAAATAATGTAATCGAGAAAGAGCAGATAGTTGGTGACATACAAGCCGTCATTGACAAGATTCTGAAATTGGAGGACGAGATTGCAAATACCAACGCCAAAAGTATTTCAATTACTGTTGATTTGAAAGGGGCCGAAACTATCAGCGACCTTACGGCAGCAGTTAATGAGCAGCGTCAAGCAATGGCGGAACTTATTAAGATTCAAAATGACAACAAAGCCACAACGCAGCAACTTCAATTAATAAACACCACTTACGGGCAGGGAGTTACAAATAATATAGAAGCATTAGTTGAAAATAAATTAGCATTAGCACAGGTAACAGAAACCCTCAAAGCTAATATTAAGGAAACTCAAAACGGGAAGGTTGCTACTGAATCGCAAATAGCCGCCATAGAAAAAGGTACACAGGCTCAAATGGAGCTAAAGCAGCAGGTTGCCGATACTACGTCTGCATTGAAAAGTCAAATCAAAGAGGCTCAGGCTGCAAAGGGTAGCATGGATGAAATGAGCCAAACACTTTTTCAATTGAAGGAAAGGTACAGAGCTTTGAGCGCCGAGGAAAGAACGGCGGCAGAGGTAGGAGGCAAGTTAAATGCTCAGATAACCCAATTAGATGCAGAGGTAAAAAGACTCGATGCTACTATTGGTAATAATCAGCGAAATGTAGGTAATTACAAAGATGGTTTCAAAAACGTAGGTGCTGAGTTGACTTACGTTAGAACCGAAATGCAAAAGTTAGTTGTTGCGGGTGAAAAGTCGAGCGCAGAATACGCCAAACTAACAGCAAGGGCGGGTGAACTAGCGGCAGCGCAAAGAGAGGTGGCATCGGAAACAGGGAGGGCTATGTTTAGTTTGGAAAACATAGGAAACCGTTTGGAAAGGATGGGATTTAGAATGTTGCTGCATATGGTAGTGTTTACCGCTATTATAGGTACTGTTATAGCCCTGATTGATTGGATTGAAAAACTAACCGATGCAGAACAAAAGGCGGCAGATGGCATAAAAGAAATGGACGACGCTCAGAAATCATTTGATGATACGGTTAGAAAGTCAAGGGGCGAAATGACGGCAGCGATAAGAACAGAAACCGAGGCGTTAGAAAACTTACTTACCGTCTACATGCGTACTACATACGGTACTGATTTAAGGGTAGCGGCATACAGCAAATTACAGGCGGCATATTCAGAAATATTACCCGCCCTTACGGAAGAAGAAATAAAAACAAAGAAAATATCAGAAGCGCACGAAGCGGCTATTGACAAACTGAAACAATACGTTGATTTAAAACAAAAATACGCAGCAGGTGAAAAGTTAATAAAGGCATCTATTGACAAGCAGGAATCAGATAAGACTACTATTAGCACTTTGGATGAAACACTTACACCTAAAGGCAGAAACGCTGTTGATTTTTTAAATGCGAATCCATCAGCTTCAAATATTCAAATACGTAGAGCGAATGACAGAGGCGGCGGGCGCACAACATCAACCGACTTAGACCAAGCAAGAGCATACGTAAAAGCCTTGCAGGATATTCAAACTCAGGAAAGTTTTATTGCATTAACTAAGAAATTTCAAGTTGACAGACAGGAGGAGCTTTTGCAATTCGGCATACAAGAAAAAGAAATACACGAAGGTCGTATAAGGGAGGATATTGAAGAAGATATAAGGAAGCAAACGTACCTAAAAGACACTACGGCAGCAAATACCGATGCGCATAATAGCGCATTAGCTAATTTGAAGGTTCTAAAAAAAGAACTAGAGGATTATGACGGCAAAGAAAAGAAAGACACTACAAAAAAAGATGCCCGTAAAGAAATGGCGGACAGGTTAAAACTTGTCAAAGATGAAGAAACAGCTAAAATGCTTGCCGCTCAGAAAACATACGACGAATCAAAGAAAACATTTGTCGAGGAAAGACAATTGGAGGCTGATAAAATTGCAGTAGCTAAAGATGCATATACCAAAAGAACCGAAATTGTTAATGAGTTCCGAGTAAAGGCAAAGTTATCTGATACCGAGTATAAAGACCATCTGACTACCTCGAAAAACGATGAAAACGAAATTATCTTAAAGGCCAACGAGGTCACTAAGAAAATCGACGACGAAATCCATAAACGGCACGAACAAGCCGACGCAGACAGTATAAAATATATCGACGGGCTTAAAAAGCAACGTGCCGAGATTGAGAAACTTACAACTGACCTTGAAAACTTAAAGGCGACTAATGCAATTGAATTGCGTGGTGCGGGATTCCATTTGTTTGGCGACGAGGCGAGCAATTTTAATACGCAGCGGGATATACTGAAACAAAAGATTAGCGAAAGTAAACAAGCGGCAGGTGCAGCAGTTGATAATATCGGGGATGAATATTCAAAGAATGACCTACCATCAGGAATAGGTAGCGGGGCAGATTTGAACAAAATATTAAAGTTCACAGCCGAGAAAAAGAAAGCCGAAGAAGATGGAATAAAATCCTCTCATGAATTGGCAATGTTAGAGGCAGACCAAAAGAAAAAGGTACAGGAAGAAATACGAGATAAAACTATTCAGTTAGCAAAGGAAACGATGCAGGCGGTTATCACTATCCAAGAAAATCAGTTTGCTAAAGAGGCTCAAATGCTTGCTATTAAGCAGCAGAAAGAGCAAACAGCATACGACCAAAAGAAAGAGGCTATTGCGGCAACGGCGGGTTACGCCATTGACAAAGATAATCAGCTTTCAAAGTTAGCCGCTCAACATGCAGCAGCGCAGAACGAAATACAGCAGGAGCAAAACCAATTGGCACTACGTAAGGCGAAGTTTGAGAAAGAAGCGGGAATGGCACAAATAGCCGTAAGTATAGCAACCGCAGAGGCTCAGGCATTAACCTTGCTCGGAAATGTCGCTACAGCACCATTTTACCCCGCCGTGGCTTCATTAATCGCAGCAACAGGAGCAGTAGAATTAGCGGCAGCAAGTTCAGCCCCTTTACCTCAGTTCTTTAAAGGCGGAGTTACCGAAACACCAATATTTACAGCGGGTGAACGTGGGCGGGAAATGATGGTTACGCCTAGTGGTGAAATCTCATTAACCCCGTCGACGACCACCGTTTATAAAGCCCCTATTGGTACGCGCATATTCAATAATGACGACACGGAGCGAATGATTAAGTACGCCTCAAATCATGTTACCTCGTCAACAAGTCAGTCAATGCCTGTTATTACCGTGCAGGGTATGGATGATAAGAAGATAGTGGCAAAACTTGAAGATGTTGCAGAAACAATCGTTAGTGGTGTATTTGCAGCGAGAACACCAGCAACCAATATGAATGTAATTGCAGACGCTATGAGGGCGCAACAAAACCTTAGAAGATAATGGCTTTCAACCCACTTTTTAAAATGTCCATGCAGGACAGCGCAGGTGATTATTTACAGGCAACATTGAATAATGATTGCACATGGACAGTATCGACCACGCCAACACTTACCTATATCGAGGTGCTACCCGATGGATGGGATAAGACAACCGTAACCTTTGAACGGGATATGTCTTTTATTGGTGTATTCCGTAGCATGTCGAGTAATGGGGCATATAATTTCACGATGGATGCTAGGGCTATTATTCAAAATGCTTTTGCTAATGAAGGGGTGCAAGCTGAAATCACTTTTAAGATATGGATGCTCAATAGTAGTAATTGGGGCTATGATCTGTTTTACCCTTCGCAGTTTGATTTTAAGACTTACAGCGATGATCAACAGAACGATATGTTGAACATCCATACGCTTGATAATGGATTAATCAGGGATTGGCACGCATGGGGAGATACGAGTTACAACACACCAATTTGGCATATAGACCCAGTATCAGGGCAATGGGTTACGGATGCACACTTTTTAATTCACGATGGAATAAAACTATTATACAACGCTACCTATACAAGTAGTGCCACTCCGTCTAATATACTAAAGTATCAAGGGTCAAACGGTAATGATATCTTAGGTTTTAATCTTGGGAATCATGGCGCACCGCCAAATGACGGGTATCATACCATATTGACCTTACAGCAATACAACATTGTTCAAAATAATGGAGCGACAACATACATCGGTAATGATATTTTAGCTAATTTAATCATTCAGGGCAATCAGACAGTCGGAATAGATAAGCATGAATTGAACTTTGCAGGGGTAAATGAAAGTAGGCCATACAAGGCTAATAACTTCAGTATTAAAAACGTACTGCCAAATGCGGCAAGTAGTTTTGATATGTGGGTGGCAGTATCGGGGAAGTTTGACGGGAATATAGATGTAGGGGATTCTGGAACAGGGCAATATTTAGGTTTTGCAATGTTTGAAATTGACGAGTTTGACCAAGCAAAAGAAACATTCCCAACAAGCGGATTATGGACTAAAACAGATGTATTAAAATACGCACTACCAAATACAGCAGGAACATTTACCCCGTCAGCGGGTGGTGTGTTTAGCTCCTATTCAGCACCAGTTACGGTTACTTTACAGTATGGCAAGGTTTATATATTTGCTTTAGTTTGGGACAATGACGCAGGTACTACAAACGGATTGAATGTAAATTTTTCAGACCTGCAATTTTCCATATATTCAAAATATGATAGTGGAGCATCAGGAGTGCCAATACCCGCACCATCTCTTAACGCTACTGTATTCCCATTTTTCAGGCTTAATCAACTATTCCAAAAGTTAATACCATACCTGCCAACTACACAGACGGACGGGTACGGATTCCCCATTGCCGTTACAACGGATTACACTTTCAAAAGTGATTTTTTAGATGTTAGCAACACTACACCAATAGGCGATATTGTACCTTATCAAATTGCTTGGACTTCTGCATATTGCATACATGACCTGCAAGGCCAAAGTTATGTAAGTGCATCTCCTAATGCCGTTTTTGATTATTGCAAGAGGATATTGGGATGCGGTGCATCAATCGAATACGATAGTGCAGGAACACCAAACATATTCCGAGTTGAGGAAATGACTTATTTTCTTGATAAATCTACAATGATTTTAGACCTCGGATATGATATATTTGGTTTGAACATCAAGCCATTAACTGAGGGGCTTGCTGCAAATCTGAAATTAGGATACAATAAAGCCGACACAAATAGCGACTTTGGCATGGATGTGTTTAATACGGGCTTGTATTTCAATACTCCGCTTAGTAATCTAAAAGGTGAAATTGACATGCAGGAAACGGGTGTTTTGTGTGAACCGTATGCGATAGAAAAAATACGCAAGCAAAGAACAGCGCAGCCGATAGGCGCAGGATATGACCCCGCTAACCCGTCAACAGATAATCAGAATGTTGTCTTTTATATTCAGTCAGCACCAACGCAGTATATACCATCGCCAACTTATGATTTTACCGCTTACGACCCCATAAATACACCCGTACCTGTTGGCACATCAACAAGCCCCGAAGTATTTCAGTTAACGCAGCGCAGCAATGCTCAAAACTTTGACCCGTCAGCAAGCGCAGCCCCGTACATCAACGGGTTATACTATCCTGATACGGCCTACAATGTGGAGCTCTCCCCTTGTAGGATTTTTGAAAGGTCAAGCGGGGCATTCTTGCATTCGGTTATGGACAATATGGATACTGAACATATTACTTTCAGAAATTCATATGTGATGCAGGCAAATAATTCACCACTACCACTGACGGGGATAGAAAGTAATTTGCAAGTAGGCGCAGGTGCGACGCCGATAGTTGAATTTTCAGATAAGCTAATCGGGGATTTGCCGAATCAATTATTTAAACCTTTTGTATTTACATTTTCGTCTAAGTACCCAATCAATATGTATCAGATATTACAGACCAATCCGAACGGATATGTAAGATTTTTTGCAAAAGAAAATAGAGGATACGCAGATAAAGAATATCATGGATTTATCATTAAAGCGACACAGGCGGCAGGGAATAACAGCCCGACTGAATTTACCTTACTTGCAACCCCCGACATGACCCTTTAATAATTTAGTATTGCATAGGTATTGCGCCAAGACGGGAACGATGCGCCAAGTGTTGGTTGGTTATTTTGCACAATAACACCCGTAAGGAATACCCCTACCTGAGTAGTATCATTATTGTATCCTGCGGAGTTTAAGTAGAAATAGCCATATACAGATGTGTCTTTAGGAACAAATACCTTTAGGCTCTTACCGTCTTTTAATATTGCCGTTGATCCGTTTGAAGATGGAATGTAAATAACCGAATAAGTAAGCGTATCGGTGGCGAATATTTCTGAGATAGTAGAATTTTCATGAAAGATAATTTTATTGCTTGCCTGCATACTATACATATGCTCCCATTTCAACCCAATATCATCAGCAACACTTTGAACAGTCGGAACAGGAACGGGGTTATCCTTTTTCCTACACCCCACCATCAGCACGCACAACAGTAAATAATATTTCATGGCTATGTTTTGCTCAAATGTAGCAAAATATATACCATGTTTACAAATAAGATGTTAATTATGCGAAAGGGTGACACTTACAATTAACCAATTAATTACAAAACAAAAGCCCGCAATCTATTGCTAGATGCGGGTTTTGTCGTAAATTTGAATTGTCTAAAAACTAATTTACAATGGCAAAGATAATAGAATTAACGAAAGGTTATAGTGCAATTATTGACGACGAAGATTTTGAACTCGTATCTCAATGTTCTTGGCAAATAACTGAAACGCATAACAATGTGTTTTATGCTCAAGGTAGCGTGGGTAAAAAATGTACGAAGATGCACCGATTAATAATGGGTGTGACTGATAAAAATGTTTTCGTAGACCACATAGACCGCAACGGGCTTAATAATCAAAGGTCAAATTTACGCATTGCGACGCGAAGTGAAAATATGTGTAACCGAAAGTCGCAAAAAGAGCATAAAGGCGTTTGTTATTGTCGTGTCGTCAAAAGATATAAAGACTCCGTTTATATAAGATATTTTTGGGAGGCGCACTTACAAAAAGATAAAATAAAATACAAGAAAACATTTTCAAATAAAGAGGATGCAATTGCATATCGAAAACAATTGTCCGAAAAGCTACATGGTGATTTTGCTAGGCTTTAGCTGAACGTATCATCAAACTCATCCGAGAACACCCTACCGAACAAACTAGGTGTAGGCGTAACAAATGCCCGCTGATCTTCTGATACTACCGCAATAACGACGGACGCACGAATGAGTGTTGCAACGTCCTTATCAATGATTTTCCAAAGGTCGGACGGTACAGGCTGAGGAGATGGGTTATAAACTATAACGGGACTACCATTTATTTGTATAAGGTCGGCAGTCATGCAGTCGGTCAGCTTATCAAGCATGTACATTGGTATGCCTAATTCATTTTCGCCAACCTTTAGCGTGTATGTGCTTATCTTTTGGGTCTTTACCTGCACCTGTTCGTAGTTCTGTTTCTGATAGCCTATATTGACCACCTTCGGAACATACAGGTTAATATAAGCCTCGGCAATCAGGTAGAATACAGGGATATATGGGTCTGTATTGGTCGGGAAGTCATTAAACCATTTGCCAACAATAATATTCTTATCTGCATTATTACTATTGTACCCAAACTCAAAAAACTTTATATTTCTATGGGTAGCGGCAACCATCATTGGCTCAGACAAATAATCAATATCAGCCTCAGCGGTATAATAATTCCTGAGCCTTAAAAAGTAGATTCCGCCGTCGGTTATCCCTAAATCGCTAAAGCTAAATGACCAAAGAGAGGTGACCAGCTGCGTAGTTCCTTTGTAGCTATTATTGACAAATACCTGGTGCCCTTTATATAGCGGCATAGCCGCCAAAGCAGCAGTATAGGCCGTAAGCTCATTGCCGTACTTATCACACAAAAACAATGCAGGGTTAGGGCTTGGTCCAAAGTCAAACTGTGTGTGAACCATTATTGTAATCGGGCGGTCAAGTAAAACCTTTTGGGTGTAGGGCTGATCTGAGTAACTAGCTTGCCAATCCTGTATTGATTCTTCATAGGATTGCTGAAAAGGAACTTCTAAACCGTTTGGGATTTCGGGAGTAAAGAATATCGAGCTACTATCAGCAAATAAAGTAATCCTATTCGACATATCAAGCGGTATAGAGCATCTTCACCCTAATAAAAACAAAGTTAATTGTTTTGTATTAATATGCCATATTTTTTTGTGAGTGCGCCCACATGACGACCGTAGTTGCTTGCATAAAGTTTTTGGATATTTTCAGTACCTCGGCAATATACCCGATAAACGACTTCTTTAGCCCAGTCAAAGTAGCATCTGAGAAAACTACCTTTACGCAGTAGGTAAACAGTGTTTCTTTATCAATATCATTGATTCTGGCTATCGACCCGTCAATAAGCGCCTTATGCCCTATATTCCTGCCAATGGCGAAAATTCGCTTATGTATGTTCTCAAAGTTAGATTCGCCTAATATCGGAGCGGATAGATACAGATTAGCCACAACCTTATTCGCACCCTTATAATCAGGGCATACGAGCAGGGACGCAACAATAAAAGCGTTCCACGCCTCGCACTCGGTTTGAGCAATGAAGGGTAAAAGTTTATTCATGGGTTTTCAAATATAAGCAAAAGCCCTGCCAAAAATGTAAATTATTTCGTTAGTTATAAGATTTATCATTATTTTTACAGAAATAAAATTGTATTAAGATGTACAATACCCGAAGTTTGACGAAATACGTCCTTTTATGCCTGTTATTCACGGCTTCTTTTAGCGCAAAAGCGCAGTTCTCAACGGTTCTAGGTAATTTCAGAACCTACAACAACACAGCCATAACCGTAAAGACGGGGCCGAAGTCCATAACGCCTATTAACGTAGGGGGGAACATAGACAGTACGGCCCGCTATCTGCTTTGGCTCAACACCTTAATAGGTGGCGCAACGGGCTTTCAAGGTACGCTGAACACAGGGAATACCGCATCAACATCCGGCGGCGGGGTGGCTTCATTTCAGTTGCAAGGAACTGGCGTGGTGGCTCAATATAATGATGTCAATACAGGCGGGGTGTTTCTTTCAAATCATTCTGGGGCTCAGCCTTGTATAGCTATAAACTCCGGCGGTGGGGCTCAGCCCCATATTGATATGTTTGATTTGGCAAGTGGCTTCTCAAATAATATATTATCAGCCCCGCTCACCGCAAACCGAGCAACTAAATTAACAGACGAAGGAGGGAATATAGCACTCCAAAATCATGACAATATTTCTGGACTTACCCCATATACCGTTTTTAATTCTACATATACCACCTACAATACTGGTTCTGGATTTAGAATAAGAGAAAATTCAAGCGGGTTATATGTATTTCAAACTACTAGCAGCTTCGGTAATTATGGGTTACAAATGAGGTACAATTCTACCGCATTCACGGGAACTGTGTCATGCGGAGTGCTAACGGCGAATAGAAACTATGCTTGGCCCGACAGAGGCGGGACTTTAGCATTGCAAGGCGATGGTATAAACCCCGTATTAACAGCAGGTGCGGCAATTGGCACGAGTCCAGCAATTGCATTTGTTGGAGCAGAGCCAGCAGATGATAATGGGTTTTTGGTTACAGTAACACCCGGGGCAGGTGGTGTAGCGGGCGTGATATTTAATATTGTTTACAATACCCCTTACCTAACTACTCCTCATGTTACTCTTACGCCTGCTAATGTAAATGCAGCAGCCGTGGCTGCAACAACATGGGCTCCGGCCGGCACAGGCACAGGCTTTCATATAAGCAGCGGCATAGGGTTAGTAAATGGAACTGTTTACCAATGGCGTTGCGTAATCACTCAATAACTGCATAATGAAAAGAATTATCCTATTTTTATTTGCAGCCTTTTTAATCTGCATATTGTCGGCCTCGGTTAGCTTCGGGCAGAGTGTAACACACCCTGATAATCCGAACGGGCATACGCTGACTGAGTATTATGGTGGCGTCTATGTAGATGGCTATTTCAAGCCGCCGTTATCTTATAGTTGTCCTATTGGGAAAGATAGCGCAGGGCTCTATTGGTACGAGGCGTCATATAGAACATACAGGTTCCACAACGGAACGGTAAAAGACAGGTTGATTAACGGTAGGTGGTTTGATAGTGTTTATGCGACTTTGGGCGGCGGCGTTTCTCAGACCACCCTAAACGATAGCTGCGCCTCTATAAGAGCGACAATACCTGCATCATCAGGCACAGTCACAAGCATTACAGCCGGAACAGGACTCTCAGGCGGCACAATAACAACATCAGGCACAATCTCAATGCCAGCGACCGGTTCGGCGGGAACATACGGCTCCGCAACACAAGTGCCAGTATTAACCACAGACGCACAAGGCAGAGTGACAGCAGTTACAAATACATCTATTACCTATCCCGCAACCGACAGTTCAATCTTTTCCACCCGTTACCGTAACGACACAGGCAACACAGCCATAAGAGCGCAGTTAGCAGCTTTACCTATCGTTGATAGTTCGACCTACCAGACGAAGTTTAGGAGTGACACAGGGCGGACGAATGTCTATAACTACATCGTTTCATCTCAATTGCTCGATTTAAAATACACAGACAGCGCAGCAATGTTAGTGCCTTATATCCGTAAAAGCGACAGCGGGTTATATCAGACAAAATACAGGAGTGATACGGGTCGAACCAATATTTACGCTTATGCAGCCTCTAAGATTTCCCAAAATCAACTAATAACAGAAACAGCGACAGGAGATGCAAGTTGGACAACATCAGGAACGACTACATTAACGCCATCGGTCGTATTAGCAACCGTCAACAGCAATACAGGTAATTGGGGAAGTGCGACACAGACCCCGACTTTTACAGTTAATGGTAAAGGCTTGGTGACGGCAGCAGGGAATGTCGCTATAACTGGCTTCATTTCATCAACCCTTACAGACGGTAAAATAAACATCGGTAACGGCTCGAATGTTGCAACTGCTGTCACTCCGTCAGGCGATTGGACAATAAGCAATACAGGAACAGCCACATTAAAAACATCAGGGGCTTTGGCAGGTAGTTGGACTACTACAACACAATCCGCAGCCGACAACAGTACCAAGATTGCGACAACAGCATACGTTGACCGACTATCCCCCGCAGACACAACAATCTCAGCAGCCTACACCCTCACAGTCTTAGATAAAAACCGCTCCATCCATTGCACCAACAGCAGCAATATTGCGCTCACCATACCTGTTTCGCTCGGCACGACATTCAGATGCGAAGTAATACAAGAGGGTGCGGGAACAGTAACTCCGACAGCAAGCAGCACGACATTAACATTTATACCAACAGGAACAACCAAGACAAGACAGGTAGGCTCGGCAATGATAATCCGTAGTTGGGCGACCGCTAATAGTTTCACGGTTCAAGGGGATTTGCAGTAGTAATTTAAAACCAAACATATATGCAACCACATCAGCAAAGAGTAGTAGATGAAAAATCAGAACTTGACGTTAAAATCGAAAAGTTAACCTCGTTCTTTTCAAACTCAATTTTCTCAGGATTGCCCGAAGATGAACAAGGTCGTCTAAAATCGCAAGTTCATTACATGAGTGAATATTCCCGCGTGTTAGGGGAAAGAATTAATTGCTTTTAACGAATGAAATACCTCTTAACCATACTACTTTTCCTCTCCCTACATTCATCGGCTCAAATATTAGTCGGTGCAGCAGGGGTGTATTATAACCCGCAATGTAAAACCCCATCCGCAATTACGGGCACTCTATCCGCTTGTGTAGGTCTTACCTCTACTTTGTCGGACGCTTCAACTGGTGGCACATGGTCAAGTAGCAGCACAACAATTGCAACGATCGGCACTTCATCGGGTATCGTTACGGGTGTAGCATCAGGAACGGCAACGATTACATATTCAACAGGTTTTACTTGTAATGCCACAGCAACGTTCACAGTCAACGCCAACCCTGCTGCAATATCAGGAACGTTAACAGTTGCTACAAGTGCAACAACCCAACTTACAGACGCAACAGCAGGCGGAACTTGGTCAAGTAGTACCACATCAGTGGCAACAATCGGAACGGCTGGATTAGTGACAGGAGTAGCTACGGGGACGAGTACAATCAGTTACACCTTATCGACGGGGTGCTATGCTACGGCTGTTGTGACTGTGACGGCAGCAAGCGGGATAGCTTACGTTACAGGTAATCTTGTTACAAGTACAACTCCAACCGTAACAAGTGGTTCAATAAACGCATCTACTGGAAATTACATTAAGGTTTGTGTCGCTTTCCAGTCAGCAGCAACAGGATTAATAATTACAGATAATCAATCTCATACTTATGTTTTAGAAAAAAATGCAAATAATCCAATGCAAATGTCTCAATATGGGTGTTATGCAACTGGATTATCAAGTTCTTTAGTAATAACTGTAAAGAGTTCTCTTACTTATAACTCTTTCATATATTCTATATGGGCGGGAACTACAGGGAGTTCAGTTGATGTAACTACATCTAACGTAGGTTCGGCATCTTCCTATACAGGAGCTGCCATAAATCTTACTCCTACTGCGAATAACGAGGTAGTTGTAGTAGCGGTTAATAATTATGCATCAGGAACGGCTCCTACAAGTTCCGGAGGCGGTGGATATACATTAATCGCTAATAGTGCTTTTACCGGAACAACTTATGCTTGCGGAGCGTGGTATCAAATCCAAACGACCGCAACTACAACTACCGGAGGAACCATAACAAACGCAGGAGGTGGAAACTTCGCATCTACTGTATGCGCAAATAAATAGATTATGAAAAACACACTACTATTATTGGCTTTACTTATATCGACAATCTCATCGGGGCAAGACAGATTCGATACGGTTATAAATGTGACAGAGGGCTATAGTTCAAGGATATTACGGGTTACTTCAATAACTGATCGTGTCTTATGGGTGGTAAACGATTCAGTAGGTCGTTACAAGTATGACGGGTTATCTGAATTACCAGTAAGTGACAACAGGACGCCGTATGTTATTGCAATGGATACTTTGACAGCGATAATGCAGCGGTATGGGTTGAAGGTTAAGAACCAATAATGTACTTTAAAAACTATAAACAGTAAAAAATGAGTACCGAAGACTTACAGGCATTAGCCGAGATAATACTAGAGCCAAAAAAGAAGACGGAAAACCGTAAGATTTTGGTAATACTTATTGTTGGACTTATCCCGTCAGTCTTGCTCGGTATGGATATAGGAGATTGGCACGAATGGCGGCATAGTACTGAAACAAGGGTAACAAGGTTGGAAAATCAAGCCCCTCAGAACGTACGAAATGCTGAAAGGGCAGAGAAAAACAGAAACGTAAGAATTCACGATTTAAATGATTGATATGAAAGAAGAAACCAAATCTATCAGCGCACAATACAAATTTTGGTTCTTAGTTGGCGGGGCTGCGTTCACCTGCTTCTATGCATATAAACTGACATTCTACCTGATACCAAAAGAGAATCAGAATATCGCATATCTGATTCTAGGCGTTCTATTGGGTGCATGTATTAAGGATGCATATAGCTACCTATTCGGATCAACAGAGAGCAGCAAGGCAAAGGATGACACCATTGCAGCAGGTCAAAAAAATATGACCACGGCTTTAAATTCTATGCCACCTGAGAAACCTACAGATAAGTGAGCGCATATTCAACCATACCATTAATAGCAGCAGCCGTAACAATCCTAATGTTACGAGCCTTTAAAAAGTATTTGGAATGAATGACCCAAAGTTAATAGGAGCGATAATTACAGGCATGATAGCCCTGTTTATTTTCATCGGTATTACTTTGAAGAAACGGAATTATAAGTAACGACTATGGAATGGAAATCAGTAAAAACAGACCCGCCGCCATTGTATCAAAAGGTAATCCGAACAGATGCAAGGGTTGAAGGTCATCCCGAATACGATAATCAATGTATAGATTATTTAACACAGGATTGTAATACAGGAGAGGTAAAATGGTGGGGTGATTTAAGAACTCCATATAATGAATATTGGATGACATTACAAGACCCGCCACTACAAACAATAGCATGCTTAAAATAAAAGACATTCTAAAAGACGGGGCGAAATTAGAAGTAAAAGACATTCGGGATAATCCGATGTTCAGAGAAATATTAGCGTCCGTAAAAAAAGAGCAAGATGAAATTTTAAGGTTCAATAAAATTGACGAAAAGCAGCTACTAAAAAGAATTACGATTTAACCATTAAAACCAAAAATATGAATATCCACATCGACCACGTAGAAGCCGATATTAAGCACCTCGCAACAGAAGTGTTCAACGTCACATCAGCGATTAAAGCCGACTTGCTAAAAGACGAAGTAAAAACCGCTGAGGCGTACGCAGCAACTATAATACCCGAGGTACACCCGCTGTACCATGCCGTTATAGGTGTTTTGAACACAGCAATAACCACATGCGACCTGATACAGAAATCGGATTGGACGGGCGTAAAGAGTCGTTTAGCAATGACCGTGACCGAAATAACAGCCATGCAGCATGGTAATAAACACGGCATCGGTAAGTACTTTGAGGACTGTCAGATAGTTATCAGGCATTTGATAGGGAAGGAATAGGGTAAACAAAAAACACCCGTATTGCTCCGAGTGTTTTTCTTAACAGGTATTGATGGAACCTATTGCAAGTCCCCCAAAGATAACCATTATTCCACAACTACAAAATAAAATATTATATGGCAACGTCCAAAGAGTTTTTAGAAACAATGCTGCAAAATGAAAATGTGCAAGCGGCATTAAAGTGTATCAGGCATACCGAAGGTACAAGCGCAGACGATGGGTATAACTACATATTCGGCAGCAGTCCAAATAATGACCTGCGATTTGCGGATATGAGCCAACACCCTAATGATAAGCAGACGCATAATAAAATAACAAGTACGGCGGCGGGGGCATATCAGATACTTTATTCAACCTATGCCGACCTATGCGAAAAGTACGGATTTACAGACTTTGAACCACATACACAAGATTTAATGTGTTGCGCTATTTTCGACCTAATTAACGTACTTACGGCAGTATCTAAGGGCTTACTATTATCAGAGGCGGTAATGACCAAAATAAGCAACCAATGGGCTTCGATGCCTTACTCAAAATATGGACAGCCAACCCATACAATAGCCGATGTGAGAGAGTTTTATTTGTCCGTTGGCGGTACACTAGGATAACTACATAATAACAAAATACCCACGAGTTAACGCAGGGTATTCCGTATCTTTATAGTCGCTAAACTTGATAAAGACATGACAAATGTAAATGAAATTTGGTTACCCGTCAAAGGGTATGAAGGTATTTATGAAATATCTTCTTTAGGTAGGGTTAAATCACTTGCTCGATTTGTTGTTTCTCGTATTGGAATTACGAGATTTTTCCACGAAAAAATGATTTATGGTGTACCTACTGACAGGCACTACATAAGGATTAACCTTACCATTACAATGGTATTCCGTGAGTTTAGCCCCGCATTTCCACCCATATGAACTACATCTGGTTTAATAAGATGAGCTGGCCCAGGTCCCGTTCTTGAAAATGGAGAAGGATTATGCTTTTCTGCCAAATCTGTCGCATTCTTGTCGTGAGTTAAAGAACCTACTACTAACCCCCTTATTGTATCGGCAGATTTGGCAATTCTACTTTTAGGCGCATTGATTTTGAAGTTGCTACAATTACCAGCGGATTTACAAATTAGGACATCATGTTGTTCCTGAATATCATCTAAGGCTTTTGCAAAATCGGAAAACTCATATAGGTCTGATTCTCTTTCAGTTCCTAATGACAAATTCCAAATCTTAATGGAGTCGTTTTCACTTATCGCTTCTCGTATATGCTCAATTAATTCATCTTCATAAATCCTTTGCTTAGTAATGTCAGGCATTACAATGGCTTCAAACAATCTGCATCCTTCAAAACCGGTGTAATCTTTACCCTCTAAATCATCACCATAAAGTAGAATACCTGCTACAAATGTACCATGCCCTCTATTAATATCGTCTTCATGATATTTCGTGAAGCTGTTGTTATGAATCCAAGGAGCAAGATGAGGTATTCTGGCAATTCCAGTGTCTAATACACCAACCAAAGGATAATTTACCCCGGCTTTGGGCAACTTAACTGGCACAACATTGTCATCACTGAGTTCATCCAGTGTCACGTCATAAGTAGGCATTTCAGTCACGAGCTGCACACCATCAAAGTCTTTCAATTCGTCAAAGGCATCTTCCGTAATTCCATTTATCCTATAAATATTTAACTCTCCCGAATAAGCGGCACGTTCAAAGCTGATATTGTTATCATGGCAGTATCTTTCAAATGCTCTAATAAGAACTGCATTTAATTCTTCGTTGCCGTAATTAAAAAGTTTCACTTTCAATATACTGTCATCTTCTATGTCCACATCAATTTGTGGCTTGAATTCTTCAATGTCGCTAATAGCTGAAATACCAACAATTGTTGCGTAAGTAGGAAATGCGTCATTGGCATTTTCTAATTTTCTTATCATAGCCTGTAAGTCTGCGATGTTATCTATTTTTACGAGCACCTCATCTTCACCGCTAACTCCAATTACATTTAGCTTGCCTACGTTAAATAGGTTGCCAATTTCTTTACGATAAGTTTTTGCTAATGCATCTCCCAATACTTTCAGTTTCACAACCGATGGAATGTAGTTATTGCGTTTTACCTTTTCGGTAATAGAGGTGGAAACAGTACTTAGCACTCCTTGCATATACTGTGATTTTTCTCCTATTAGGTCTACATTAGCCCAAGGGGGAATAACTCTTTTACCACCACCTTCTGTGTCCTGTCCGTCTTTCTGTCGTTTCTGAAAGAACTTTATAGGAAGATTTTTCTCTGCCATAGCGTAAGGTTATTTGTTTAAAATATTTCGTACTTTTCTCAGTGACACTTTCATTCTTTCTGCAATCGCAGCCTGAGGGATTCCGTTATCATTAAGAAACTCAGCTAATTTTTCAATCGTTAAATCGCCATGATTATTAAAGTCAAATAACTCTACCAATAAATCTTCATAGGCTAAAACATCTTTACCACTTATAATGGTTTGCGCCTTGGCATTATTGATTATAGTTTTTATATCTGATGGTGACTTGCCTTCTAACAGTTTAATTAACTTATCCTGTTTTTTGTCGTCTAATTGAAAGTCTGTATTAAATCCATTAGTAAATATTTTTACCAATTCAACGATTTCATCATCTTGTGGCGTTCCAATCTCTATTACGGTATTAAACCTTCGCCAAATTGCTTTGTCCAGTAATTCAGGATGATTTGTTGCTGCGATAAGAATATTGTGTTTTGCGAAGGCATCTATATTTTGCAATAAACTATTAATTACACGCTTTAACTCACCCAACTCATATTGGTCATCTCTTGCTTTGGCAATTGCGTCAAATTCATCTAAAAAAAGAATGCATGGTTTATTGTCTGCAAAGTCAAAAATCTTTCTAATATTTTTTGCTGTATTACCTAACAAAGACGATACTATTGCATCGAACCGTGCTATTACTAGCGGCAAGCCCGTCTTTTCGGAAATATATTTTGCAACAGTAGTCTTTCCACATCCCGGTTTTCCGTAAAGTAGCAGAGTGTTTGACATTTCTACACCACCTCGTATTAACTGGCTTTGATGTTGCACTTTGTTGATAAAGTCCTCTACTTTATTATCAACAAGTTTTGGCAACACAATAGCCGATTGTTCCTTTCCGGGCATGGCAACGTCAACCATGCTTAATCGACTTTCTTGGTCTACTGGTGTAGTTAACAACTCGTCCATTGTCACTGTTGTTGCGGGCCCATTTCCCATGGCTCTAATAATCATTTTAGCCATTTTGATATCACCATCCTTTTCAAGTCTATCAGCTAACAGCTTTGAATAATTATATACCTTCTTTGGGTCTTTTGACAATCCGCCTTCTATTATTCTTAATATCTCAGTATACATGATGTCCGTTTTTCTTGCTTGTTGATACAAAATTGTAACATTTTGGAATAAAAACCAAATAAAACGTAAAAATATAACAGAAAACGTGCAAAAAATACTTATAAACGTAAATTATGAGCTTAATATTGATATTTTCTTCATTTTTTGTAATGCTTACGCTAAACTTGGTAAGTATCACAAGTTCACGAGGGATGCGTTCCAATAGAATTGCAAACTTTCCTGTACATTTTATTTAATTAGGTTGCTGCTTTGTGTACAAACTTTTATAGGTAAGATTGGCTGCTTCACTCAATAATTGTTGTGTAGAAGTGCCGGGGTAACTTCAACTCCCGGAAGTACAAGTTCAAGTTTACCCTCCCTGTTTCAGAATTGTGTACTTTTAAATTTTTCAACGAATTTAAGCCGCAAACATGACTTTTGTTTTAGCATTAAAACATTAGATGGAATAATTTTATCAGCAGATAGTAAGGAAACTGTCAGGGGTGGCAATCTTCGATGGGAAGATTTTTTGATGAGATTTTTAAAGGGAAAAATTTATGCCTCAACCTAAAAACTTGATACAAAGATTACGAGACATTGGTATTGTACACCATGACCATCATCAAATGGTTTACAAATACATGCCTATTGAAACAGCAAGGTTAATAATAGCAAATAGAACATTAATGTTTCAAAGACCTGATAACTTTAATGACCCTTTTGAGCTTCATTTAAGCTTGATGGATTTTGAATTTGATGCGGGTCAAGCTGTTGAGATTTACGAAAGATACTTTAATAACGGAAAAGCCGTTTCAGATGTATTGAGAGGCGAATTGGAAAAAAATGGGCGGGATTTAATAAGTAAGTCAGTAAGAGAAACGTTTGAAAAGTATAGAGGCAATGTTGGAATTACTTGTTTCACTAAAAATCCAACCAATACTTTAATGTGGTCACATTATGCAAATAGTCACAAAGGTGTTTGCATCGGCTTTATTATTCAGGGCTGGGATAATGTAAAAAGTACTTTTAGTGTTAACTATGCACAATCAATTACACCAGTTAAGTTCTTTGACGAGAATGAAAGAGACCTCATTTTCTGGTATTGGATGTTTACCAAATCACATGTTTGGAATTATGAGCAAGAAGTAAGAAGCGTAAATATGTTTAGTAATGGAGTTCAGCCATTTGAAGACATTGTGATTCAAGAAATTTATTATGGTGCTGGAACTTCGGATGAAGATATTAGGGCTATTGAGGGTTTATTGCCATTGGGTGTTGTGAAAAAGGCAAAAATGGAAATTAATTCAGGAACTTTTGACTTAATAGAAACGCCTTTCCCCTAAATAAATTTATATATTTACGCTTTAAGCGAGAAACTGAAAAAGTAAGTTCAAATAAAAATATGGTAATGTCATAGTTAAAGGTAGTGAAAATATATTTACGGCTTAAAACCTATTGTATCGCAAAGTTTATCCCACATTTCTTCGGCACCGCTATCTTTTTTTGAGATTATTTTTAAAATCTCTATTAGATGCGTTATTATATCAGATATTTCAGCTCTATTTTCTGTTTTTTCAGCTCTCTCATTTAAAACACGTAATGCCCCTTTAAGTTGCCTTAAGGCATCAATATTTTTTTCGTTCTCTATTATTAAAGCATCTGTTCGCTGCGCTAAAAAAATAGTTCCGTTTTTTACACCTTGCTTCATTAATTCAGTAGTCATTAGTTGGCGGTTTCTTGTTTTGAATTAAAAAAGGTTTCAATTATTCTCATTCTTTATGATAAATTCTCTAATGTCAGCTAATGCCTTTTCGTGTTCATCGCAAAGGGTTTTAAATTTTTCCATTGAAACGCCATCTCCGCTATCTCTTGTAGATTCAATGTAATTATTAAGCGCTTTGTTTTTTTTGGTATAAATTTCAGCTAATTCTAAATATCCCATGATGTGTGTTTTAAATAAAGGTAATAAAAAAGGCTGCGATTTGCAGCCTTTAAATTTCAACTAATCATCCAATGGAAATGGTAATCCCGGCGATTGGCTGCCATCTACATTGTAGATAGGATATACCCTTTGTACCATATCGTAGAACTTGCGCCATGAGGTATTAGCCTTGGCTAATGCTATTAAACCACCAAAGAACTCACGTAGCCTTGGCTCCCCAACCTCATCTGTTAAAAACTGAAAATGCTTATGATCTCTATATCCTTTCTCATTTTTCGGGTTCTTTCTTTCCAATTCTTTTAATAACCCCGGAGCCATTCTCTTATAAATTAAATCCTTAGTCCAGTTGCCAATAACCCCCGGTTTCTTTTGCGCATTTTCCGGTTTCCAAGGCCAGTTATTCAATCTAAATATCTGCTTGTAAAAGTCGATAGGGAATGTTACCTGATACTTCTTAGCCTCATCTAAAAGCATCTTATTCAGCAATTCATTCAATGCCCCCATCACTACCTGGTCTTGGTAGCCCGTTACGTTGTATATTACCGATATGATACCTACTTTACTAAACGCCCTTACAACTATTTGCGCTTGCCTTTCAAGTGCTATTTCCTTCTCTGTTAATTTTACCCCTGCATTTTTTGCATCAATCAGCAAGTAACAAACATCAATCAGGATAGTTGCTTCATATCCATGCGTTGCAGGGGCTGCGCCACCGGCAGATGGTCTTTTAAATACGATGGGGTTTTCTAATGCAGCTTTTAGTTCCGGCGATACGAATTGCCTTATTCTCTTATTCTCTATGAGTTTACCTAATGATAACCCAGATGCATTAGCCGGGAAACCTATAGCAGCTTGAACCGCCCTTGTTGATAGTACCGCAGTGCCGTCTTCGAGCACATATGCGGGTAGGTCAATAGCACCTATTTTTATTGGTGTCTTATCGGAACCATGTGTGGCTTTTAATATTTTATCGCTCATTTTGTACCCGGTTTTAATTAATTGATAGTTAAGTGTTTACGTTGTTATTTGCCATTAAACAAGCCGTTTTGTACCCGGCTTACCTGATTGAAAGCCCCTTTGATACTACTGCTGCAAATACTTCATTTGTGTGCGTTTTGCGGTAGTTGTAGCGATAGCAAAACTCATTGATATAGTTGTTAAGGTAGCGAGGGCTTACATAGTGGTATTGACCTATAACGCCACGTTTCAGCAACGACCAAAACCCTTCAAGGGTATTGGTGTGGCAAGCTCCGTTTACATATTCTTTCATAGAGTGATTAACAATAGCATGACCATATAACAGGCAAAGACCGTTATAGGATTTAAATTCATCAGTCATTAACTGCGTGCCTGTTGCTACGTTTTTCTT